TTTTCTCCTTTTCCGCATTGGAAATTTATTTATCATCTCTTTTAATGAAATTGAAGTAGTAAATCCAGCCATTATGCTCTTCCTCCATATTTTTTAGACTTAACTTTTTTACCTTTAAATTTTCCAGATTTTCTAGGTAACAATCCTCTAGCTATTGCAGAAGCTCTTTCTGTAAATCCTAATTTTTTTTTCTTTTTAATTTTATCTTTTAATGTAGATAATTTAACCATTAATTACCTACAGAACGCATAGCAG